ATGTTGAGGAACTGCTGTCGATCATTTCGACGCAGTCGCTTGGCTATCTGATTGAGATGGTCACTCCGGATCACATGGAGCAATTGCGTCAACTTGGGCTGACCATGACTGGACCAAGCGTCACCCACGCCTGCTTCACTCGCACAGAACCAGCCGCAGGAGACGCACTTCCGGCTGTTCGGCTCGACATCTATCCGACTCCAACGGCAGCAGTTACGGATGCAATTGCGGTTCGATACAGGTCAAACTGGACAACGATTGCAAGCGGAGCCGCAGACTCTTATGAGATTCCGATTCCGAAGTATGTCGATGCTCTGTTCATCGCCTATGTGCGGGCGTTTGCTCAGGCATACGAAGACGAAGGTCTGTCTCAGCGGATTGCCGAGATTGAGGCCGGTCCTCTACTCGCTACCGCGCAAACCAAGGACGGAATTCTTCAGCGCGATCTTGGACGCATTCGACCCAACAGACCAGCCACCTCTCTCAATTGGACGCGGCCTGATTATGGCTATGTCCAGAATCCGAACTGACCATGCGATTTAGAGGCCAATACAACCCAGACTTCGTCTATATGACCAATGACATCGTCCTTGCGGATGGATGCTCTTGGGCAGCGTCAAAGGTCATCAGCATCAATTGCCCTCCGCCGAGCGACGGGTGGATTCTGTGCGCTGCCAAGGGCCGCGATGGATCTGCCGGTCGAGATGGTCGTGATGGGTCGGAAGGCAAGACTGGACCCGGAGTTCCTGCCGGAGGAACGAGCAATCAGGTGCTTGTGAAGCAGTCTGATTCTGATTACGACTCGCGATGGGGAAGCCTGACTCCAACTCAGATTGGCGCGGCCAAGGAACGACACCAGCACGGCATGGACGATGTTGTCGGCCTTCAGTTTGCGATTGGCGCGATGGCTTCTCGACACCACATCCACGCCATGTCAGATGTTGGCGGTCTTGGAGAGGCACTTGAAACAAAGGCAAGCGCGAACCACAAGCATGTTGCGGAAGACATTGCGATTGGCGACCTGACCATGAGGTCTATGGTTCTGTCCAATGCAGAACCGACCATCACCCTTCGTAGCAATGAAAGCGGAGAGATGTCCACGATCAAGCAGACGATGGGCGGCAACATGGAGATCGTCTCTTCCGGCAGTCTTTCTGTGACGCTTGGCGATGTGGCACTTCTTCGCGCTGGACGAAATACCGTTTCCATTGATGGAACAATGGTTGCCAATTCGGTCAAGGCCGGATTCGCCGGGTTGATCATTTCTGGGCCTGTCACTCCGAAGACTGGGAACGGAGAAAAGGGCCAATTGTGCTGGGACAGTGAGTACCTGTACCTGTGCATCGGCAAGGGAATCTGGAAGAAGATCCGACTGGAGGAATTGGCATGACTTACTACCAGCAGAATGTTCTGGCGCAGATCAAGACAGATATCGAGAATCTGACTCTTGCATCAACGACCAACGCTACCGTACAGACCACGGCGCGAAACAAGTACGCGACCGCAACTCGTCCGATCAACGAGAATGGATCTCTGATCGTCAATGCCGAAGGACTGTCGTACTTCAAGGTCATTCCGTTCTTTCAAAGCACCGCCACCAGTCCGGCTCTTCGTGTAATTGGCTGGAATCAGAACATCGCAACTGGTCTTTGGATTCCACATCTGCTTTGCGATGTTGATGTGTCTCTCAACGGCAACAACAATTCGATCAACGGCACGAACCTTCAGCAGGTGCGGACACTTGCTCGTACATATGGCGATGCCAAGTTGTACAACAGCAATTCCAGTCCTGACTCTGGCGGGTTCCTTTTGGTCGATACTGTTGGATGTTCGCTGATTGAGTTCGCGTTCCGATGCGAATCTGGCACCGCTTCGGCCAATGCGTTTTATGCGAGCATCTGATGCAGAGGCATCGCACATCCAAAAGTGCAAGTCCTGTTCTTAGAAACAGAAACAGGATTCTTGCATCAAGGAGCGTGTTGGATCCGACCTTTGAATTTGATTTCAGGAACGGCGCGATATTTGATTCTCGCGTGATGATTGGTGGGGTTCCAACCAAATATCAGACGCGGCAAGGCCGGATCGAACCAACGGCAGCGACCTCCGATCCAAGATACGAATATGACTTCGTATCCAATCAATATACCGGCGGAGTATCAATTGAACCGATCATTACACATGTGTGCTTGCAATCGCATTTCGCAGCGACATGGACCGCGAAAAATTGTTCTATCAGTTCCGGGACAGTTGCAGATCCGGCTGGCGGCACGGACGCAAGAACAATCACAGCATCAGCGAATTCCGCATTTGTGTCGCAAACAGTAGTAGCAACTGCTGGGCGAACTCGGACTTTTAGCGTATGGATTAGACGCAGAACAGGAACCGGGACTGTTCAAATTCAAACACACGCCGCAAATGTTGTTACTTGCAATGTAACTACATCGTGGAATCGATTTTCGGTCACGAGGAATGGATCTGGAACGGGAAATTTTTCCTATTCATTGCGTGTGCTAATAGCAACATCTGGTGATGCGGTCGATGTTTGGGGGGCACAACTGGAAGAAGCGCTTTCGACTTCCCAGCCAATGTCTAATGTTTTGACAACCACGGCAACAGCCTCGTCACCATCAGATTCTTTGGAAATCGACTTTTACGATGGCATTAGCACATCAACAAGCGCAACATTCATTTGGCAAGTTGATGTCGCAAGACGCAGTTCGGCAGTTGGAAATGTGTTCGTTCGCCTTTTTGACACATCAGGTGATGCATTCGTTTATTTGTATGACGATGGAAACACCATGTTTGAATCACCAAACCAAAACACGGCGGGAGCGCAAGAGGCGGCTGACTATGAAATTGCCTCCGGGATTCAATCATGGGGAATAAGCGTCACCCCAACGACTTTCACTATTGCGAAATCAACAACAATTAGTGGAAGTACAGAGGGCTATTCATTTGCAACTACGACAGATCTAGATGTACCCGAACCGTGGAATTGGCGATCAATATCCATTACTGGCGCATCCCTAAGTTCATTACGCGGATGGCAGGGATATGTTCGCTATGCCGCAATGTTCGATTACGCACTACCGAATTCAGAACTGCTTGCCGTACTGGGGGGATTGTGATGTCTATCAAATTGTTCCTAAAGGCAGCGTCTGAACTCGACTTGATGGAGTCGCTCAAGAATGCTGGTTTGATTAGAACCCATGTGTTCGCAAGCGGTGTTCGCCATGCATTCAGCAGGGGCGTCTATCTGGATCTGATTGGCGAGATCTTTCGGCATGATGTTGATGGGACGATCATCGAGCACATCTCTGGTTGTCATGCAAATCTGCTGTGTGTGCAGTTGTCCGACGAGCAAATGTCTTTACTTCCGATTATTCCCGAACCGAGAACCCCGTTTAGGATTTTTGCATGACTCTGGAATCGAACAACGAGACGGTTCGCTTGTCGGTTAGGGATTGGATTGCAATTGGCGCGATCGCCATTACGATTCTGATGTCTGTTCTGGCGTCATACCTGCACCACGATAGATTGCTCGTGCAGGTTGCTACGCAGCAGCAGGCAATGTCTCACCGCCTCGACCGTATCGAGGCCAACCTTGATAGGAACAACCCATGACGAATGCACTTTTTGGCGGCAGTTGGAAGACCACGGGCGCCGGAATCGCCGCGATCCTGATCGCCGTTGGCTCCGCAATTACGGCCCTGACCGACAATGACCCGGCTACGACGATCGACATCGGCGCCCTGTCTGCGGCGCTGGTCGCCGGTCTTGGTCTGATCTTTGCTCGCGACAACGACAAGAGCAGCAAGTCGCTCAAGGTGAAGTGATGCCATGTTTCAGTCTTTCATCCAAGCGATCCTGTCCGTGTTCGCGGGCATGGTCGAGCGACTCTTGCGAGAAGGCAAGAAGGCAAAGGACGCTGACAGCGACCATCGTCTTCTTCGCCGCGCTGGTGGCCGGATTAGAGACTGGATGCACAAGGGCGGTTCTGGTTCCGGAAAGCAGTCCGGTCAGGATCGGTCCTGAGACAAGGTGCCGCATCTACATCTTGGAGAACGGCGAGTGGGTGATTAGTGACAATGAGGTTCTGCTTCCAGAGGGTTGGTACTGCGTGCCTCCCTCCTATGTCGAGGACGAATAATGGCTACGCGCATTCAAGTTCGCAGGGATCTTGCGGCCAACTGGACTTCTAACAATCCGACGCTTGCGTCTGGAGAAATCGGTCTTGAGACCGATACCCGCAAGTGGAAGATCGGTAACGGCAGCAGCAACTGGACTTCGCTTGAATATCAACTCCCGTCCATGACTGGCTCTTGGGCCAGCACTCCGGACGAGAATGTGCTTCAGATTGATCGTTCGACCAAGCGGGTTGGTATCAATGCCGCAAGCCTGCTGCACGCTCTCGATGTTGGAGGTACTTTTCGAGCCACTGGAAACTCGACCATTGGCGGAACACTTACTGTGGCTGGAGCGCTTGCTGTGACTGGAACGGTTACTTCGACGGGTGTTATTTCTGGTCCCGGCGTGATTCCAATCGGTGGAATCATCATGTGGAACGGATCTTCGGCATCTATCCCCTCAAATTGGCAGTTGTGCGATGGATCCAATGGAACTCCGGATCTCCGCAATAAGTTCATCTTGGGTGGGAACGCCTATTCTACAAGTGCGTGGCGTGAAAGCATCACTGGAAGTGCGCTGTCTACCGGTGGAAATAAAGATTCAATCGCTGTTTCGCACACACACTCGTTTAGTGGAACAGCAGATTCGGCTGGAGCCCACACGCACACTGTAACAGGTAGTACATCAAGTAATGGGGCGCATACCCATACAACGAGTTTAAATTTTAATGCTGTTGGCTTGACTGGTACGTTTGCTTCTCTGGCTTCATTGCAGACAGGTACTACACAAACTCCTACTACAAGTTCTGCGGGAGCCCACACACATACTGTGAGTGGTACAGCGGCGTCTGATGGTGCTCATAGTCATACCCTAACAGGATCTATTGCATCTGCTGGCGCGTCTGGAACTAACGCAAATCTTCCTCCATTCTTTGTGCTGGCTTTTATTCAGCGTATGACCTAATGCCATACCTTCCCGGCAAAATTCCGTTCCGGGGATGGATTACGGACAGCCCGTACAGTGCCGTTCCCGATGGCTACACCGCCGACATGCTGAACATCATGCCTGCGGACCCGTTCCGCAGGCGCGTTCGTCTTGGCACGAGGCCAGCATCGAGCCGCGTGTATCAGTTCACAAGCGGCCAGAATGTCCAGTGCATGTTGAGGACAATCGCGTACAACAACGCGACAACTCCAGCACTTCGCAAGGACAGAATCATCATAGTCGCCGGTGGAAAGTTCTACTATCTCGATCCGGCAAGCATTGCTCCTGTTCAGATCACGCATGTTCCTGCTGGCAATCCAAATACTGCCGCCGTTCTTAGCAGCACTGCAACCCGCATCGAAGGCGTTCAGCGCGGTCGATATGCGTATTTCACGGACGGAAGCGGTGCCAATGGATATGTCAAGGTAGACCTTGCGTCATCAACGCTTGAAATTAGTTACTGGCATCATGGATCTACTGGACCAGAAGATTATGTTACGGCGACTGTCGGCGGCACGACATATACCGCAACGCTGATTTCGTCGTTCGGTGGACGCATTGTTCTTGCTGGCGTCAAAACGCTTGAGAACATCTGGTTCTTTTCCGATACCGTTGATCCGGATGACTGGAATCCAAACATCAACGATGCGGATGATGCTCAGGCCGGTACGACAAGCACCCTTGGTCCTGTCGGAGACGAAATCGTAGCGATCTCTCCACTCGGAACTTCTGGGTTCTTGTTTGCTGGTAAGCGAAGCCTTGCGTACATGACGGCAGATCCAGCATTCGATCCGAATGCAAGAATTGCCACGCTGTCGAAGACTGTTGGCGTTGTTGGTCCTCGTGCAATCTGCGAAGGTCCAGAGAAGAGCGTGTACTTGCTTGGACAGGATGGCCTGTATCGCGTAAGGCCGAATGACTTCGATGTCGATCGAGGCGCGCTTGTCTCGCTGAACAAACTGGACTCGTTCTTTAGCGGCATCCGATACGAGAAGATCAATCCAGTGCTGCACTACGATGTCGAGCGTCGTGGGGTGTGGATCTTCCTGACCCGCACGGATAGCCCGTCCAATAGCACTCACCTGTTCTATAGCGAACAGGTTGACGGATTCTTCCCGATTCGTCTGTACGACCCGGCGTTCTATGGCGCCGAAACTGTTTGCCAGTCATCCACGGCGGATGGCCGCAATCAGATCATGCTGTGCGCCTACAAGAACACGATTTCGTTCTTTGATCAGCGACTGTCTTCCGGATGCGATGGGTTTCCGGGAAGCGGATACAACTCTTCGCTGAAGCCTGCGTCCGGTGATCGACCAGCCCAGTTGGTTGTCAATCGACTCAGTATCGGCCCGATTCAGCCAGAGCAGCCGACGCTTGTTCTTGCGAAGGAACTTCAAGTAGAACTCTGCGCAGACGATTATCTGGTTCCGGCTGATTTGAAGACCGGAGGCATCAGCATCGCAGAGCGACCGAAGGCTGTTTTGATTGGAGCAGAAACCCCGCAGGAAGCGATCGGAGAGAACCTGAACTCGCTGGCTGTGGAAGAGGTTCTGACTGTTGAATACGACAGTGGCGATGAATCTTCTGGAACATCTTCGTGGGCAACAACGATTGATGGCGATGATTCAACGACGCCATCATGGTCTGCTTATGGCGATGGTGGATATGCGAAATCGCCGGTAGGAATTTACACCGCCCAAGACGCACTACAGTCTCCGCTGAACCGTCAGTATTACACGGACGACGGCATCTATTTGATTCAGCGTCAGGCATTCTTGAGCATCAATGCTGGTTCGTTCGTAATTGGAAACTGGTACAAGATTACGACGGTTGGAACCACGACAACTTGGACATCGATTGGCGCGGTCAGCGGAACGGTTGGTGAGGAGTTCCAAGCGACTGGTGTTGGATCTGGAAACGGAGTTGCGGCTGAGATTTGCTGGGTCATCAAGTTTGCAAACAACACATCGGTCAATCAGACAACAGCCGCAGAAGTCGTTGTCTATAAGCAGGACGGATCTCCGATTTCTGACG